ATTTTACTCCTCATTCCAAACACCCTTTTCATTTAAACAAACTAACCCTGGTGTTTTAAAGGGGTGGTCTGGTCTTGCCATTTCTCTGCAATAAGCAGGAACTGTCAAATCTGCATAATAAAACTTAGCGAATAATTCCCAGTAATTAGGACCATCGTAACCGTCATTACATTTTAATACTTCTTCTTTTGTTGTTTCTTTAATCAAACATTGGCTGTCTTTACATCTTTCCGTAATTACAACTTTAATCATACAAGGATTCTCATTTAACCATTTTGACTTTTCAGCCGCAAACACATAATTACTTATTAACAAAAATGTTATCAATAATAATGTTGAAACTACAAAAGGTCTTATTGGATCTTTCATTCTTTACCTTCACTTGTATTGAATCCTTTAGATAGTATATCTGTCTCTTTAACAAAAATGCCGTCAATCATTTTACCTTTTCTATCTTTAATATCATTATAAGCAACTGATAAACAATCTTCCATTGTTATATTATTTCTTTTCATTATATTCAACATAATAACCATCATGTCTCCTAGGTCGTCTTTCATGTCTTTTTTCTTACAAACACTATCACTTAACTCGCCTAGTTCTTGTTGTAATTTTAAAACTTGGTCTTTATCAGTAGAACCTTCAATTAAATTTCTATCTTTATGCCATTTTATTATCTTATCAATTAAGTTTTCCATTAATGTCATACCACCAACAGTATTTACTACGGTGCCCATTTGTTTATAATTTAAAGGATTCATGTATTTGTACTTTCTGTTATTTGCCAACGACCATCTGGTAATTGACATACTGTTCCTGTTTCACTTTCTCTCGATATACCAGACATTGGCCAAGAATGTTCAATACTAATAACAGACTCATAGTCTCGACATCTGAAATTGTTATTTACATAAGTTCTATTAATTGTTATTGAACCCCAATTACCATTAGCACTATTACCCCAATTTGTATGGGATCTTTTGCCTGGTGCTGTGTTTAGTGTATCTACAAATATTGCCGAGTGTGTATTCATATCATTCTTATAGAACAAAGTTGACCCCCACAAAGCACCAACAAGTGTACAAGCGGCAGTTAGTGGTACATTTGTTTCAAGTAATGTACGACAAGCAGTATATCCTGTAACTGCACCTACACCTGTTCCTAAATGAGTTGAAACTTGTTTTTGAGAGCATCCTGTACTAACTAAAAAAATCAATAATATAAACATTATTGAAACAGCATACTTTAAATCTTTTTTATTCGGCATTATCTACCTATATCTTTTATGTTTGATTTACTAATAACTTGATATGCACCTTTATTATAAGCAGGTGCAACTGTAAAGTTTTTACTTTCTTCTAATCGCCAGTTTGTTTGAGGTTTAGTACCAGCAATTCTTCTGGTGCCCCTTGCTGGATTCGAACCAACCACCTGCTGATTACAAATCAGCTGCTCTACCGAATGAGCTAAAGGGGCAGTCTTATTTTTTTCCCACCAGTTAGGTATAACTTTGAAATCTTTTTTACTCACTTTTCTATCGGGATCAATGCCTTTACTAATCAAAAATTTTCTGTGTTTTGCTCTCGCCTCTAATAAACTCTTTGTTTCAGTAAGTTTTTTCTTCTTCTTACTACCTTGATAAACGTAAAATAATCCCATAATGTCTCTTATTATATACTAGTTTGACTAATATGTCAAGCCTTTATTGTTTTATTAAGTTTTCTGTGAATTTTGGCATGAAATCATGTTTAAAAAACTGTCTGCCATTCCACTTTTGACCGTAATCATTCCAAAAGTCATTATCGGAATACGGTGTATTTTCATTACCAAACTCATCATCATAAGTATGATAGTATTCTGAACCTGATATTATATCAACACCAGAATCTCCAGTAAAATTACTAGCAGTTTCATTAAAGTTTTTATCACAAAACACTTTAACTTTTTCTTTTAACTCTTTTGAGTTTAATCTACCTAATTGAGATAAAGGGACATTTCTGAAAATAGTATTATGTATTTTGAAATCTGGTTCATATCTTTCCTCAGAATCGGTATACTCTCTCCAGTAAACTAAATGTATTGTGCTATCTTTACTCATTATTTACAGTCCTCGTTTTTATATTCTTCTGGTTGTAATGCACATTTGTAGTTCTTGTCTGCCTTCATTCTCATATCAGCAGCAATACCGTCTAGTATATTAGGCATATTGTTAAATACAACTTGAATAATCTCTAAAGACATTGTGTGTAATAGTTTTTGAGTCTCGGCATTCATAATTGCACCTTCATCTAAATCAGTACCTTTGATAGTTTCAGTAAGTATATGACCGATAACAGCTGTGTTGTAGTCGTTAGCTGAGGCAGTTTCGACCCATAAGAATAATCCCCATATCCATACGCAAATTATAACTAATACTTTTTTCATTATATATTCTCCTTTGCAATTTCTTTATCAATTAGATTTTCACTTATCACTTCAAACAAAGTTTTACCCTTTGAGAAAAGTTTTGTTTTTGCAATTACAATTCTTCTCTCTAATCTAGCAAGACTTTGCATTTGTTCTTTTGTTATTGTGTTTTTTTTCATAATATAGATATATTATATCAGAGTTTAACACAAATTGCAAGCATTATTCCAATAAAAATGGATTAAAAAAAGGTAGTAAATTCAAGGGTTTATGGGGATATTTAGAATGATTCTAATGTGTTTTAGTATGTGAAATAGTATAGAGACACCTAGGGCTTTAAAATCAGTAAGTTTTGTTCTACTTTTGTTCTTCTTTGTGCCAATTACTCAATCTGCCTCGTAAGTAGTGTTTAGCAGGATCATATCTATGAGATACATTATCATACCACCACTTTGAAGCAAAGTAGAGCATAGTTTTAAACTGTGCCATCTTATCGCCCTAAGTGTTGAAGTTTGAGATATCAAATCAAATTTCGGATTAAGTTTTACCAAAAAGGTATTACTCATTCCTATTTAGACAAATTATTTTTTTGAGAGTTTTTTGAGCGATTCCTTTAGAATATTAGAGCCGCCGATACGAACATTTATAATGCCGTTGTAGTATTCATCAGTTTCTAAAACTTTTCGTTCAAACTGTTCTTGTGCTTCTAAGTAACTTGCAACACCTCGACTAGGGCAATAATATAATATTTCTCTAGTGAATTTATCTTCGCCAAGTGTCTTTATATCAGAAATCAGGTTTTCAGACGATCCCCAATAGGTCTTCCAGTCACTTTCTTTAGTACCTCGTCTTTTGTTCTTTCGACCTTTGAGTGGTTTCTTTGTAGTCTTGAATTTTGCTAACTTCTTACCTACATACTTTTTACTGTCAGTAAGATTAGTTATCAGATATACAAAGGCTTCACAGTCTTGAGGTAGTTCTTCTACAATCTCACCTTCGTATGACCAGTACCAACTATATTGTCTAGTCCCAGTTTTCATCAATGTCGGTTACTGCTTCTTCATGTTCTTCGTGTTCTTCACCACAAAATGGGCAAAATTGTTCTATATAATCTTCCGGCAAGTCATGTTTTACTATGTATGTTGCCGAGCAGTTATCACACACAGTTTTTAAGTTAGGGTTACTCATAATTTAAATCCTTTAAATGTTTCTTTTTCAACATCTTGTTTAATACCACCAACAATATAACTTTCTATTTCAGTCTCTTGTGGTGCGTTTTGAAGGCCTCTACTATTTAACCAATGTTGAGTCCATGGTAGAGGGTTATTATTAGTTGGTTGGTCATAAACTTTATTTAGACCGATTGCTGCCATTCTTTTATTTGCCATAAATTCTACATACTGATTTAATAATGTATCATTTAGACCAATCATAGAGCCTTGATTGAACAAATACTTTGCCCATTCTTTCTCTTGTTGAACAGCTGTATCGTACATATCATAAACTTGCTGTTCACATTCTTTCATAATTTTAAGCATTTCTTTGTCGTTTTCTTTTTTACGATAGTTATTTAAAATGTTTTGTGATACTGCAAGATGTAAGTTTTCGTCTCTAGCAATTAGAGATATAATCTTAGCACTACCTTCCATAAGTTTCAACTCACCAAATGCAAACGAGCAAGCAAACGAAACATAGAATCTAATACCTTCAAGTATATTTACATTTACTAGTGTTAGATATAACAGTTTCTTTAATTCATATTTGTCACCTTTACCAAATAAATGATACTGATGAGCATATGTAATAAACTTATCGTAGGCGTCTGTAACTGTTTTAGCTCTTGCCATAATCTCTGGTGTGTCAATAATTGTATCTAAGACAGCAGTAGGATCAGAATAAATATTTTTCATTATATAAGTGTATGAACGACTATGTATTGTCTCACTAAAGTCCCATGCAACTAACATAGATTCTAATTCAGGTAAACTACAAAATGGTAAAAACGCAAGACATGGTCCACGACCTTGTACACTATCTAATAGCGTTTGATACTTTAGATTAGATGTAAAGATATGTTTCTGTTCAGCTGATAATTGTTGAAAATCGTTTCTATCTTTTTGTAAAGATATTTCTTCTGGTCGCCAAAAGAAACCTAATTGTTGTTGATTTAATTTTTCAAAAATAGGATATTTCTGTTGGTCAAATCTTTGTACATTTGGTTCTTCTCCGAAAAACATGGGTTGTTTTAACCAGTCTACTTTTTTTATGTTGAATGTTTTAGACATTATATCGCACACGCCTCACAATATTCTTGATAATCTTCATCTGTTTTAAATTCCTCTCTAGTTTTAGTATCTTCTTTAACATCATCATGCCATCCAACAGGATGTACAGGCTCATCTACATCTGATTTTGCGTCATATGTATTTTGATAGTAAGATGTTTTCCATCCTAACTTATATGTAGTTAGTAAATCATTTGCCATAACAGACGTAGGTACTTCTCCGTCTTTATAGTTTTCTGGATTGTAACTCCAGTTACCACTTATTGCCTGGTCAAAATATTTCTGCATAATAGAAATAGTATTAATATAACCTTCATTACTTTTCATGTCCCATAACAATGTATAGAAATTCTTTAATCTATTGTAATCAGGAACTATTTGTTTGAGTGTTCCTTTTTTACTTTTTTTAATCGAAAGAAAATCACGAGGCGGTTCAACGCCGTTCGTAGCATTAGATACAACCGAGCTACTTTCAGACGGCATCTGAGCAGAAAGGGTACTGTGTCGGAGTCCGTGTTCTTTAATATCATTTCGTAAAGTAGTCCAATCATAACTTAACTTTCTTTTGACTAAATCGTCAACATCTTTCTTATATGAATCTATTGGTAGAATACCATCACTATATTTAGTTCTTTCAAAATACTCACAAGCACCTCTTTCTTTAGCCAAAGTATTACTTGCCTTCAATAGATAGTATTGAAATGCTTCTGTAACTTCATCAACTAGTTTCCATGCTTGTTTATCATCATACTTAACTTTATTCTTTGCAAGAAAATGAGCAAGACCTATATAACCAATACCTAAACTTCTTCTTGCTTCAGTAGACTTCTGAGCAGCCTTCACAGGATATTCTTGATAGTCTATTATTTCTTCTAATGCCCTTACAGATAAATCACACAATTCTTCTAATTCTTCTTTTTCTTTTATTAATCCTAAGTTGATAGCAGATAAAATACATAGAGCAATTTCACCTTCTTCATCATCAATATGATTGATTGGTTTAGTAGGTAATGTAATCTCTTGACATAGGTTAGACATATAAACTTTATCTTTAAAACTAGAATGAGTATTACAATGGTCTATGTTCATAATATAGATACGACCTGTCTCTGCTCTTTCTTTTAATAAATCCATAAACAAAGTTTGTGCTCTAATTTTTGTTTTACTTACAGATGTTTTTCTTTCATACTTCTCATACATTTCATCAAACTCTGGCATACCAAATGCCTCATACAATCCAGGAACTTCATGTGGTGAGAATAAAGTTATTTCTTCATCTCTAATAAATCTTTCATAAAATAGTTTAGATATCTGTATAGAGTAATCTAATTTTCTAACTCTATTATCTTCACTACCTTTATTGTTTTTTAAAACAAGTATATCTTCTATTTCTTGGTGCCAGATTGGGAAGTGGACTGTTGCTGAACCTCCTCTAACTCCATTTTGTGTACAACACCTAACCGTTGCTTCAAATTTTTTAAGGAAAGGAATGACACCAGTATGTTGTATCTCACCTCCACGAATCTTTGAATTGATTCCCCTAATTCTTCCTGCATTGATACCGATGCCTGCTCTTTGGGCGACATAGCGACCAATAGCCATATCGGAACTAAAGATACTAGGAAGAGTGTCATCGCTATCAACCAATACACAACTCGCAAACTGCCTAAGAGGAGTACGAACACCAGCCATAACAGGCGTGGGAATATTAATTTTAAATCTACTGATT